TGGGTTATTGAACCCTTCGAGCACTATCACACCCTCAGACCAAAAGCCTGACGTTCCTTGAATGGTTGCGGTGAACTCCTGACCGTTTCGCGCCAGCTCTTGAAGTCGAACCATGGCATTGGCTCGCGCTTCTTCTGGACTGATAAACAGCTCTTTGATAAAGGTGTATGGCGCATCACCCACAACCACCTCGGCGTTTTCGCCCGTTTCGCTCACGCGATAACTGGCTTTTGCTCCGGCGTATCTGATGCTTGTCGGGTGCGAAAGCTTCCCCGTCCCTCGCACTAGAATTGCGGGGGTGATCTTGGCCACGGGTTTGGGCGCACCTGTCAGCTTGTTGATGTTGCCTTTTAAGCCGAAGACATACAGACCATTAAAGGGTTTGGCCACGGCTTCATATCGTTTGGCCAAACGCACAATGAATGCCACGTCCGTTTCTTCGGTCTGGTTAAGGTGATCGGTTTTGACGTTGGCCAACTCAGGGTCAACTCTGACGGTATAGCCGTGAGCGGACATCACTGAGTTGACCACATCACCAATAGTGGCAGGCGGAAAGGTGCGCTTTCTCGGCTCTCGCCATGCGGTTGGGTCTTTGGTGGTGAACTTAGCGGGGGAAAGCTGAACCTCAAGCCTGTTTGGCTCAAAGTGCTCGGTGATGGCGGAGACTTGCCACTTTCCGCGCGCTTCACCCTGAACCCAAAAGCTATACTCTGAGCCACTGGCCGGAATAAAGCTCAACCCATCCGCATGGAAGGTGAGCGAGGCTCTATCGCTGATCGTTCCGTTGTCATCGGTAATGCGCCACGAAATCAACCTTGCTTGCAGTTCCTCGGCGTGAGCGCCTTGCAGTTTGAAGATCATTCCCACACCCCGACTTGGTCGCTTTCCGTCTCTTCGGTTTGCGTTTCTGGCTCAGGAAGGTTGACCTCTTGGCCAGCTTCAAGAAAGCGACTTTTCACCGTGGGATTGAGTTTAAAAAACACGTCCTCAAGTTCGTCGGTATCTTCGCCAAACACATGCGCGAGCAGTGAGCCAACCGTTTCGTTGTATCGAGCTTTGACTATCATCAGCGACTCTCCAACAATGAAATGTTGATTTTCAGCACCTGAGCCTCACCGTTGTCTTTCAGCTTGGTGTATTGGGTCTGAATTCGTTTGATTACCCAACGCCCCCACGACTTTCCAACGCCGTCGGTGATCATGATCGGCTGTTGTGTTTTTTGAATGGCGCGCAGGGCGTCGGCTTCGTTCATGCCGTCACCCTTAAACGCCACTACGTTCAAATCCCACGTATCCAAACCCCGAGCCGTTTTAAACAAGGTTGGCTTCTCGATGGTGTCAACCACTTGCCACCCGCCATCACTGGTGTAACTGCTTCCCTCTAATGAGTTCCGCTTGACCACGCTGAACACGTGATCGTCCATCGCTAAATGTTGCATGGTCTACCCCATAAATGAGTGGTTAAGGTCTTGTGTCAGTTCGCCAGCATCCAAGCCGTTCTCTTTCAGGAACTGGCTGAATAAATCCTGCATTTGTTCCATAGCTATTGAGGCGGCCTGTTTCGGGTCACTGACGTCTGAGATTTGGATTTGAGGGGAAAAGGTCAGCGCGGGTAACTGCTTGGCCTGCGCGGTTTTCAGTTGAGCGGTTTGAATTTCCTTGCTCTTGTCTGGAAGTTCATCGGAGCTAAACCACCCCATGACTTTCGACGCCAACCACTCGCCGCCAGAATCACCAGCAAGGCCACCAATCGCCCCACCAATCGCCGTACCAACCACAGGAAAAATCATGCTTCCTATGGTTGCACCCAAGGCAGCACCACCCAACCCGCCGAGCATTCCTCCGCCCGTGGACACTGCGCCTTCTGTATCGCCATTAAGCAGTGACGAACCAAGCGAAACCGCATCGATACCCAAGGACAAGGGGCGTACAAACTTCGCCATTTTGGCCGCTTTGGCCAACGGTAAAGCGTCCGCAATATCACCCGCTGCGCCAACCGTATCGGCGGCCAAGTTCGCCCCACCGGACGCAAACGCCGAGGTTGAGAACAATCCAGCCCCCAAACCTAACGCGCCAGCAATCAGCCCCGCTCGGCCTCTTCGACGTCTGCGGCGGCTTGTGCCTCCACTACGCAGGGAATCACCAGAAACCCCGCCACGGCTGGTTGCCCTAGCCGCACGGTCTGACGCTCTCGCCTGACGTTCTAACGCCTTAGCGTGGCGGTCTGTCGCCTTGGAAGCATTCGACAAAGCAATGGACTCTTTGGCAATGCCTGCAAGGTTTCGGACAAGCTTGAACCCCTGATAAGCCTTGTATGCTGCAACGCCAGCCACAGCGGCAGCACCAAGGCCAAGCAGAATATCCACCGCAATGCCGCCTTGGTTGACGAACTCGGCGGCCGCCATCGCACCGTCTGCCACGATGGTGAGTAGCGGGTCAATTGCGGGTAACAGTTTGTCGCCAATGGCAATGCCAAGATGATTAAACGCTTGGCCAGCTTGCTCAAAGCCAGCCTTTCGGGTTGCGGCTATCCCGTTGTATTCATCCGCCACCGAAGACATAGACGCCTTTTGAGCATCCGCCTGTATCTTTTTGAGCTTGGTGGTGTCTTTGATGAGTTTTTGGACGTGGGCGGCCGCTTCATCCCCAAACAGCTCTTTAATGGCGGCGGCTTGGTCTGTTGCGTCAAGGTTGTTGATGCCGTCCAGCACTTCCAGCAACGTCCCCATGGCATCGGCTTGCATACCCTCAGCCACGGATTGAGCATCCGTGCCAATCATGGCGTAGATTTGCTGTTGTGCATCGGTAGCCGAAAAGCCAGCGGTCAAGCGTGAAGCAATGTTTTTGGTGGCCGTGGCGGCCTGTTCTTCGCTCGCGCCTTTTGATAGCAGCGAGCCAGCCAGACCAAGCGCCCCCTGCTCAGAAAATCCCGAGTTGGTCATGAGCGCACCAGTACGACTCATTACCCCAAGCAAGTCCCGCGCTTTTACGCCGCCATTCTTGTTCGCCACGTCGTTGATCATGTTACTCATGGCCAAGAACTGCTGGCGACCTTCTTCACCGCTTTTATAACCAAGCGAATTTCGCAAGGCCATGCCGTTTTCGGCGGCGGATTCCGCGTCCATATCCCACGCGGTGGCGGTCATGATGGTGTCTTTGGTGTACGCCAAGAGATCTTCTTTTGCGATACCCCCCGTTGCACCGCCCGCCGCGATTCGCATCACATCGGCTTCATTCACGCCAGCCATTTCAACCGCTAATCGGTTGAGCTGGTTACGCATTGCCTCGGCTTCTTGCCCTCGGTTACCTCCGGCAAAGTCCAGCGTCTTGGCCACGTCAACAAAGTTGGCCTCGTTGTTCACGGCTTGGCGGCCAGCCAACAGAGAACCCGCCGCAATGCCAGCCCCCACCACTCGACCTGACGGCAATGAGGCAAGCGCCTCTTTCTTGCGCGCCTGTAAAGCGTTCGAGCGTGCCATCAAACGGTTTTCACGCTCAAGCAGCTGAGCCGCTTTTTCTGCTCGGCGGTTGGCCACTTCCTGAGCCATCGACAGCTCTTTGGTGTTAAACCCTGCGCGCTTTAAGTTGTCGCTAAGGTTTCCTAATGATCGAGTTTGAGCGCGGTGTTTGTTCTCAAGCGTTGACATCTTGCCTGTCAACTTGGTTAGTTCGGTTTGCTCTTTCTTTGTGAGTTGATAATGGCTGTTTTGCTTGGCGGTCAGCTTGTCATAGTTAGACTGAGCACGAATAAGGCGCTTTTCTTCGGCCTCGCTGAGCGTGATACCTTGCTGTTTTTTCTCATTGAGTCGGCTTAAGGTGACCGCGCTTTGTTGTAGTGAGACGGTTTCCGCTTCGGTGAGCCGGATGTGCTGGCGCTGCTTATCCTGTAGAGCACTGATCGCCTTTTTGGTTTTATCCAGCTCGCCTTGGGTGAACCCGAGTGAGGTTTTCAGGGAGTCCAGCGCGCGCACGTCGCTGATCCCCTGTTTCGCCCGTTTCAGTTCAGCACTCATAGCCTTGGTGTTTTGCTCAAGCTTACCTTGAGCATTGACCACGGCATCGATGGCACTGATCGCCTTAGTGTTGTCGGCGGTGATGCCAAGATTTATGTTCTTTCTCAACGTTTCACCCCTATCTGATTGAGTGCATAGTCATAGCGTCGGAGGGCGGTTTCAGTCGTCCAGCTCATCGCATCTATGGCGGAATATCCGGCCAGCGGTATCACATCAAGGATGGTTTCAATCACCCCTACTGAAAGAAGTCCGCCGGAAGAGTCAAAAAAGCGGTGGTCATCTCCACGGCTGATAGGTAGTCAGGGAACGTCATTTCTTTGATGTCTTGCTCATCAAGATCCGTGATTTGAGATATAACGAAAACTGCGCGCTCAACGTCGTCGTTCTTCTTCATTGCCACTTTGCTGACTTGCAACGTTGGGTAATCAAAGGTGAGCTTTGGGGTTTCATCTTGGAAATAGAGAGTCAACTCTTTGGATTTCACATCAATGGTGTCACCCGCCAACTGATAAGAGGTCATGGTCAGGTATTCATAAGCCGCCGTGAAAAGCGTATTGAAATCCATCTTAGTGATCGTCTGTAGCGTTTGCTCATCCAAACCTGTACTGAGGATCACCAACGCTTCTTCATCTTCAATCGTGGCCTGACTCGCAACAGGGAACTTAAGATCATGCGCTTGCGCGGCGGTGAGCGGTTTCACTGTCACTTCTTTGATCTCACCTTTCTGGCCAAGCGGCTTGATTAAGGTGAATTTTCGGGTGCGCTCAACGCTTTTCTTTGCTTTCTTTTTCATAGATAGAATCCAAAAAAAAGAGGAGCCGAAGCTCCTCTGTAATGAAAGTGAATGATTAATACAACACGCCGTCGATGAAATACTCATCGTTAGGAATTGAAATGGTTGTGATTGGCACGCCGTTCTCAACCCAAGCGTAGTTTTTGATTTGGCCTGTTAAGGTCAGTGTCTGTTGACTGCCGTTTTTCGACTCTGAGAACTCACGAGAGATATCACCCGTCATGGTATGAATGGACTCATATTTCTCAGTTCCACGAACGCCGGACTCGGTGTAAATC